TGCACGATCGTTCAGATGTGCGCCTATGACAACTAGTCGGTTGTCATTGACCATGGCCGACGCTCAACATCACACCGCGCTGCATTGCTTGGTGATGGTGATGGCAGTGTTGAGGATGTCAGTGCGCGTTGCACGTTGCCATCGCACATCAATCAGCATTGGGGGTAGGCGTGCGAAAGAAGAAGAGAAAAAGTTTTTCGAGGGGACCCCTCACAGATTTTTGCAAGCTCCCGGATTCTTCACTCCTGAAAGGACCCCCCGCATGGTCGAACCGACCTGGCTCATCGAAACCAACACGCGGTACCTGCTCGTCTATGACCCCACGGCTACGCGGCTGCAGGCAATCAAAGCCGCGATCCTCTGCGAGATCTTTGCCCGCACCCGATGATCTACGACCCCACCGATGAGTGGTCTACTCGCCACTGGCTCTGGCTGCGCTGGCGGTGCCGTCCCCACAAGCTCGCCCTGACCGCCAGAAGAAACGCCTCCCGAATTCCGACCCTAAACACGAAGGATCGTCCGCCCAATGGCCGAGATCAAATCAGCGCCCAAAGTCTCGCTGCCGTCGAAGCAGCCTTCTCTGCCCGCAGCCAACGCCAGCCTCACGGAAGCAGAAAAGGAAAAGCTCGAAGAACCCGTTGAACTCTCCAGCTCGATGCTGCAAGCCTGCGCGTACTCAGCGGATGACAGCCTCCTCATCGCGTACTTCCTCAACGGCGACGAAGAAACATACGGGTGTACGCTCGCTCAATACGAAGGATTGCTCAAGGCGCCAAGCCCCGGCCAATATATGTGGCAATGGTTCCTCGGCACCGACAACCTCCACAAACTGCTAGTGAAGAAACCATGACCCACACAACCTTCCACCACGTCAAGGGACCACGCTACACCGTGACGATCTCCTGGCCCACCATCCTCGACGCCCTCATCACCGTGGCGCTCGGCTACGTCCACACAACGCCCCCGCTTCTAGCAGTTCCCACAATCCTAATCTTCGGCGTTCTCGCCGGTCATCAGCGCCACGAGCGCTCGCATAGGAGACTATATGGCTCAGCGCGTTCGTTTGCCTTCTGGCACAAAGACAATAGCAACCAGCAATACACCCGAACCACTCGCAGAATCACAAGACAGTTTCTCCGTCCTCATCACCGCATCCGAAGGAAACAGTGAAGTCGTGCATATTGGAGGCCCTGAAGTGTCCTCCTCCAGCTATCCGCTCATCAAGGGCGACAGTCTCGGCATCGACAGGATTGATCCTGCCAATGTCTACGTCTACGGCAAATCCGGTGACATCGTCTACTGGATCGGCGCCACACCCTGATGCCCGATATCGAGGTTACATATCCGCACGGCTCAGGCGGCGGTGAAAAAGGAGAAAAAGGCGAAAAAGGTCTTGAAGGCCCCGAAGGACCGAAAGGAACAACGGGGTCAACCGGCCCTGAAGGCCCGAAAGGCGAAAAAGGTCTTGAAGGACCAAAAGGAACTACAGGCTCCACGGGACCCGAAGGACCGAAAGGAACTACGGGCTCAACGGGAGCCGAAGGTCCGAAAGGTACTACTGGAGAAAAAGGAACTACGGGCTCAACGGGAGCCGAAGGTCCGAAAGGTACCACAGGAGAAAAAGGGACCACAGGAGAAAAAGGTACGACGGGCGCAGAAGGCAAAAGCCCGCAGCCAGTCACCGATCATGCCTTCGCTATCAACGGCGTACTCGTGGCGGAAACCGTCCCCGGCCTCACAATCTACATTGGTGCCGGCGAAGCAAAGGAACTTATTGCGATCTCGCTCAACCTTGAAGAAGGCACGAGCGTCGAATGCGAACTTCTCCGCAACGGCTCGAAAGTCAAAAAGACGAAAGTGGAAAAAGGGACACCCGTTCGCGCTGCCGAAGTAGTGGCGCTCGCTGACAAAGACTACTTCAGTCTTGTGCTCTCCGCTCCCACTGGTGCGGCGGCAAAACTTTCATACACCTTCCACGTCAAGCAGACAAAATGATCGGCGGAGTGTGGGAGACACTTGTTGATCTTGTTCCCGGCGCTACGCTGAATCTCACTATCGGCGGCGAAGATCCCGTTGTCGCGCAAGCTGTGTGGCGCGTCGGAGACGAAGATGTCGCATGGCTCGGAATGCACTTCTGGCCGACGTGGGTTTGGTACAAGAATCTTCAGCTTGCAGACGATCACCAGCGGCAAGGTGTCTTCACTGAGATCGCTCGCCGGCACACGGCCTTGTTCACATTACTCGGACTCAAGGCGATGGTCTGCCGTCCGCTTGATGAGCCCTCTGAAGCCGTGATGCTAGCGGGCGGCTTCGCTTGGTCTGACTGGCAGGGTACACGCTGCCTCGTGAAAGCTCTCTAATGCCCACAATGCGAATGAGGCCCACATCGGGCACGCTCGGTAAGCAGCTCTGGGAAGTCCTCGGCGCGGCCACTGAGGAAGAAGAAACAAAGAAGGCGACCGAAAAAACCACAGCAGAACTAGAAGAACACGACGATCCACTGGACGGCGGGACCGTGAACCCGGCAACGGCTACGGGGATCAAGAGCAAATCGAAAAGCACTACGAACCACACGGTGATGAAGTTCATCGGGTCGACACGACTACCGGAAGGCTCAAAAGTCACCGGGCTAGTCCTGCACGTCTACGGCAAGGCCGCGAACACCGAAAAAGAAAAGTTCAAGCTGGAAGTCCCCGGCGGCTATCTCACCGCCTATATCGAAGCCACATCAACCGCATGGCGGCACTTCACAGCGTCTCTTTCTGAAGCACAAGAAGCTACCCTCTCTACACTTCTTATCGGCGTAAACGACTTCCTCGAAGTGGAAGCGTCACAACTATCGTCCGTCACCGCACGCTCCGAAATCTTCAAGTGGTACATCCTCGTCACCTACACAGAACCGTCCGCAGTCCCCAAAATGTCAATGGTGGTCTAAATGTCAGACAGCGAATCCAACGAGATCCTCAAGCCCGGACAGAAGCGGGCACCTCGCTTACCGGGCAACAAGCGCGACTTCGGGAAGCTTCCCGCCACGATGCGCTCCGCTAAGGGTTGGCAGTCGAATCTTGTTGAGGCGGAAAGTGAAGAACCCCCTCAGGGCATGCCACCCTCCAAGGGTCCGCTCCTCAAGCCTGAAGTCATGCATCCGAAGGATCGAGCCATAATGAAGCGTCTAGCCGCGCACAAGAAAGGGCACTCATGATGAAAAAACAACTCGTCGGTGAAGAAGCGCTTGCCCTCATCGAGCACATCGAGGAGACATATGGCGCCGAGGCTGAGGTAGGCACGATCATGCTCGTCTGCGATGTCACCAACGAGAGTGGCACCACAATCACCTACGGCTGTAGCGATCACCGCCGTTGGGTTCAGATCGCACTACTGCAAGAGGTTACGGCCGACGCTGAGGAGGCAAGAGAACTAGAAAAGACTCTCCCGGCCGTGGAGGAAAGCGAGTGACATGCGGAAGATTGATCCGGCTGCTTTGGCCGCACTATCACCCCCGGAACAGGAGGAGGCAAGAAATCTCCTTGCCGACTTGGAGCGGCAGTACAAAGAGAATCCGCTCCTACGGTACGAACCTCACCCGAAGCAGCACGAATTTCACGGTTCCCGCGCTAGCCTGAAGGCTTTTCTTGGGGGGAACCGCTCGGGCAAGACAACGGCCGGAGTTCTTGACGACATCATCCAAGCGGTAGACGAGAGCGCTCTACCCGACAGCCTCAAGCCGTACAAGAAGTATGAGCCGCCGTTCTATTGTCGCATCATTTGCCCGGACTTCACGAGCACGCTTGAGGGCGTCATCTTGCAGAAGCTCCGCGAATGGATCCCCGCAGATCAGCTCGTCGGCGGTAAATTCGACAAGGCTTATGACAAGGCGAAACGTAAGCTCAACTTCAAGAATGGCTCATGGTTCGACTTCTTGACGTTCGAGCAGGATCTTGACAAGTTCGGTGGCGCAGCCCTCCACCGCGTCCACTACGACGAGGAGCCGCCCCGCGACATTCGCCGCGAGTCGATGATGCGCCTCATTGATTATGGGGGCGACGAGCTTTTCACGATGACGCCGCTCGAAGGCATGAACTGGATGTTCGATGAGGTTTGGGAAGCATGGCAGAAACATTTGCTCAAGGACGCAATTGTGATTGTCGTAGACATGGACGATAACCCGTACCTCAACCAAGAGACGAAGGAGCGCGCTCTCGCCGGCCTCAGCTCCGAGGAACGGGAAGCCCGCAAGTCGGGGCGCTTTGTCTCCTTCGCCGGCATGATCTACAACGATTTCTCACGCCACGATCACATCATCCCCGAAATCGAACTGCCTGAGACGCGCAAGATCTACACCGGCATCGACCCCGGAATCCGCCACATGGCGGCTGTCCTGTGGGTCTGTCACACGACCGATGATCGTCTCATTGTCTTTGACGAGCTTGCCTTGCAGGGTGCAACCGTCGAGCAGGTCGCCACAGCAATCAAGCTCACCAATTTCAAGTGGGGAACGAAAGGGGCGGGCAACTCCCCGATCATCCCTTACGGCAACTTCATTGATCCGGCGGCGCGCAATCGCTCTAACCAGACAGGTCGGTCTGACCAGCACAATTTTGTCGAGCACGGCATTGTGACAATTCTCGCACAAAACGATGTCGGGCCGGGGATCAACAAAGTCAAGGAGCGCTTGCAGACAAAACGCCTTTTCGTCTGCGCAAATTGCACGACCTTGATTGACGAGTTTCGCAAGTATAGGTGGACAGCGGCAGGACGCTCGCACAATGAACCCAAAGAGGAGCCTGTCAAGGCCGATGACCACCTTCTCGACGCACTCCGGTACGTCGTGATGTCGATGCCACAAGCACCGACCGCAGTACACAATACACGCCCGATGACGCCTGTGGAAAAATATCTTCAGGAAGATATGGAAGGACGTAACTTCCGTAGGGCCAAGCCAATCAACACACCGATGGGAGCAATTTTCCAATGAAACCGGCGAACCCGGCACTGGCACAAAGCACGCATTGCGTTGCTTGCTTCACGCAGGATCACACAATTCGCCACATCGACTTCGACGCAGCCTGCGACCGAGGCTTTGGAGAAGACCATGTGAGCGGCATGAAAATCTCGATGGACGATCTCATTCTTTGCGAGAATTGCATCAAGCAAGCTGCGAAGATGATCGACATGGAGCCAATCGGCAAAAGCGCACAGACAATTCGTGAGCTGGAAATCGAGCTTGACACCGCTCAGCGCGAGCGCAAGCAGGCACAGAATTACTCCGACAGGCTAGAGGTTGCATTCGACCACCGCGAGAAGCCAGTGGCGCTCGACCGTCGCTCGAAGCCTCGATCCCTACGCAACAACAAGGAGCACGACGATGAGTAAAATCATTTCCGGCAGCACAGAAGTCACAACTACCGGCACGCCGGTTCCACTCACCACGGGCGGTCCTGAAATTACGGCTGCTCTCGAAGTGCAGATTACGTGTGACGCCAGCAACGTCGGCACCGTCTGCGTTGTCGGTGATAAAAACGTAAAAGCGAAAAAAACGATAGGCGCTTCACGCGGAATCGTCATGGAAAAGAAACAGGCCCCCATTCGCCTTGAGACAGCCGATCCGTCGCAGGTCTACGTGGACGCTGAAAAATCCGGCGATTACGTCAACTGGATAGCGGTGATGCCGTAGTGTTTGGACGCAAGCCGACAATTCCTCTCGATTTCTATGCGAGCGAGCTAGATAAGTGGGTCGATGAGCGACGCGAGCTAATCAATCGTATCCAGCATCCAACCGTGTTTCCGGTAAAGCAGGTGGCGCAGCCGCTCGCCCGTCCGATGGATCTTCCTCCAACCGATGACGAGGAACTAGCCAAGGTAGGAACAATTGAGCTTGGCCGCGAGGAACTCGGTAAACCGCCCGCCCCTACCAACCCCGGAGAAAAAGTAAATGGCCCCTCCGTCTAAATCACCAATCCTGAAAGATCGCAACGTCGCGGATCTCAACAAACTGTACGAGCAAGCCCGCGGTACCCATTCTCGCTTTGAGCCAATTTGGTTGATAAATTGGGCCTACTTTGCGGGAGATCAGTGGATTTACTGGAATCGGGGACGCATCGACAAAGTGCGTCTAGGGGCAGATCGTGTGATGGTGACGGATAACCGCATCATTGGTGTTGTACAGACTGAGATTGCCAAGATGACGAAGAATGAGCCGGCGTTCCAAGTGACACCGCTCACCGCCAACAGTGACGATTTGCAGTCCGGGCTCATGGGCGAGTCGATTCTTGACTACCTTTACAAGGAGCTATGCCTGCACGACAAGCTCATTGACGCCCTTCAGTGGAGTCGAATTTCCTGCGCTGGTTTTTGGAAGGTCGTGTGGGATTCCGGCAAGGGTGAAAAAATCACCGTTCTTTGCGACGAAGAAAACGAACCTTGCTATCACCCGGAAACCGGCAAGCCGTTGCAGCCTAAGGATCCCGAAGCTCAACCGCAGGAAAACGGCACCTTCACGCACGCTACTCTCCCCGGACAAGAACTCATGCCGAAGACGCTCTCGACCGGAGAAATCAATGTCGAAGTCGTCAGCCCGTTTGAATTCTACCCGGACCCAATCGCCAAAAGGCTTGAGGATTGTGAGTGGTGCATCCAATCATCCGTCAAGAGTCCGATGTGGGTCAAGCAGCGTTACGGTGTCGAAATGGAGGCCGACACCAACATCAGCCCAACACCGATGGAAGCCTACCTATTTCCAACTTACGCACAGCTTCAGGGCTCGACTGGCTACCGCGGTTGTAAGGTCTTTGAGTATTTCTGCCGGCCCAATGTTGCGAACCCGGAAGGGCGCATGGTTGTGTGGGCGAAGGAGAAAATCCTATACGAAGGCCCGAACCCGTACAAGTGCCTGCCGTATGTGATGTTCTCCAACATTCGTGTGCCGGGACGCTTCTGGCCGACGAGCGTGGTGGAGCAGCTTCGCCCGCCACAGACTGAACTCAACAAGATTCGCAGCCAGATCATCGAGAATGCGCAGCGCTTCGGCAACCCGACGCTCATGTGCTCGCGACAGGCGAACGTCCAATACTCGGGCGTTCCCGGCGAGCGACTCGACTACGACGATTCAGTGCAGAACGCCGTGCCGTCATTTCTTGAGCCGCCGCAACTCCCCGGATATGTTTTGCAGCAGCAGGAAAAGTGCGAACAATCAATTCAGGAAATCTCCGGCCAGCGGGAAGTCACGAACGCGCAGGTGCCGCAGGGAGTGAAGGCAGCCTCTGCCATCAACCTCCTGCAAGAAGCCGACGAAACACGGCTCGGTCCCCCTGTCTCCGACATGGAAGAACAGCTTGCGCGCGCGGGCACGATGATCCTCAAGCTCGTGGCGCAATACTGGACCGATGACCGCACAATCATGGTGGCGGGAGCCAACCACGCATTTGACGCAATTCAGTTCCGTGGCTCCGCATTGCGCGAAAACACCACCGTCGAAGTGCAGGCTGGCAGCCAGCTCCCCCACTCAAAGGCAGCGAAGCAGGCGGCAATTCAGGACATTCTCGGCCTCTACTTTCAGTACATGGGGCAACAGCCGCTCAATCGCCGGATGCTCTCGAAGGTGCTACGCGACTACGAGACAGGCTCGCTTGAGAAATTGTTTGGAGATACGACCGTCGATGACGAACAGATCGAACGCGAGAACCGCGAGATTGCGAACGGGCAGGAATTGCCGGTCAATGTCTTTGACGATCACCAGCTTCACATTGAAGGGCACACCGAATTCCAGAAGGGTGCAACCTATGGGGAAGTTGATGAAGCTTCAAAAACGGCGATGGAACGGCACGTTCAGCTGCACAGACTGCAATTGCTTTCCGCAGCCAGCGCCGGCACACCAGACGCGCCAAATCTTCCCGCAGGCGGTGGCCCAATGGCAGGACAGGTATCGCCCACGGCCGGAACAGACGAAGTACCACCAGAAGCCCCCGCAGGAGCGGGAGCGCCAGCAGGCGGCTCGGCCACACAAGCGGCTGCTCCGTCGCCACCACAAGAACCACAAGGAGCTAGCAATGGCTGATTCAACAACGGCGCTCCTCTCCGCCATCGAGGGGTACTCAAAAGACAATCGCGGCAAGAAGGGCTCAGAGAACACTCAGGCTATGCTCGACCGCGTACATAGCTCGCTGAAAGGCGGCAATGGCCCAATCTCGCCAGGTAAAGCTGTGGCGCAGGAGCTTGCCGGTGAGAACGCCAATCGCTCTCAATCCGCAGAGAAGACGAACGCTCCTGGTGACAAGGGGACGAATGAGCCCAACCCTAAAGCCTTTACCGGTTTCGGGGGTAAGTTAGGGGCCTCGAATCAGGAAGTAGACGCACAAGATAAAACTCCTGAGAAACCGGCTCCGCCCGGCAAGGCAGCAATTCACACCTCCTTCTCCTCTGGCGAGAAGCCATCTAGTGATGCTCGCCCCACAGAGAAGGCTCCTCCTCCTGCGCCCGATAAGGATACCTCGACGGCGCTCTCAAAGCTGAATGCCGGTAAGGGCAACCAACAGGCATCAGAAGCCGACCAGAATTACCCGGACGGGTCTTCGCGGTCAGACGCAGTAAATGGCGCATGGAAAGTGGCGAGCACCAAGGCCAAGGCCGCGATCAAGCTCGGCCGCAATGCGTAGACGCCGACGTACACCAGCACAGCACCTAATCCAAGTCCTACAAGAACGGGAAGAACTCATGTCAGCAGTCACCACAGTAATTGAATCACTCAATGCCTCCGTTTCCGCAAACACGGTCGCGGTCACTTCCGCGGTCGAAGCTCTCAAGAATGATGACAGTGCCGCCATCGAAGGTGCCGTTACGCAGATTGGGAAAAACACGGCTACTCTCGTCGCCGCCGTAACGCCGGCTCCGGTCGAGGAAACGAAAACCGAAGCGTAAGGGAGCATATATGGATCATTACCCTGTGTAGTGACTCATCTATGGGCCAGTGGGCGTCGAGCCCCGCGCGTATCGCATGCGCGCAGGTGAGGCCGACAGCGAGTGGGAGAGGGTAGGGGCTCCCCCGCACAGAACTTCATCGCATCAGCGATAAGTCGATCAAACGAATGATCGAATAATCGCGCCAAGGGTTGATCTTGCACCCGACGCCAAGGCAAACGTACAGCGTCCGCAAGTCTCGCTACAGCGCAAGAAAGGAAGCAAATGTCTGCAAACGATACAACCGGAGACGGTCAGGGTCAAACACAGGCACCTGGGGTATTCGATGAGTACCTTGCAACAGTTCCCGAGGATGGGCGCGAGACAGTCGCGTCATATCTGAAGAATGCTGAGAAAGAGGTAAACTCGCGCTTTGAACAGGCGAGCGCCCTACAGAAGCAGTACGAGCCATACTCAAAGATTGAGGGTTTGGGGAATTACGACCCCACAACACTTGGTCAACTTATTTCGTGGCATGGTGGCGTTCAATCCCCCGAGGGGCTGAAGGCTTTTGTCACGGAGACTGCGAAAGAGCTTGGTCTAACCATAGCCGAGGCCGAACAGGTCGTAGACGCAGCCGAGGATGGCACACTCACGAAGGCTGACATTCAGAAGCTAGTGGATGAACAGACTGCCGCTCAGGTGGCTCCAATTCAGACACGCTTTGACGAAATGCAATCGAAGGAGATACAGGGCGAGATTGTCAAAGAAATCAACGACACCTTCGGTGAGATTGAAAGTACCGGGAAAGTCAAACTCTCTGAGACAGAGAAGGCGGCAATCTTGGATCTTGCGTCTGCCGAGGATAACGTGAGCCAGCCAGATTGGTTGCAAAAAGGCTTCGAGCGCTACCAAGCAATCGCAGCTCTCGCGCAGAAGCAGTTGATTGATGACAAGTCTCAGCAGCCTGGGGCTTCGCTGACAGCAGGCGGGACAGCGGCCGTAGAGCCGACTACTGACTGGAAGAACGCGAGCGAGCAGGCGAAGGGAATGTTGCGTCAAGCGAGACAGTAACATTCAACCCGAAAGGAGCCCGTTATGGCGGGTGCAACAATCACCACAGCAGATGCGATCCTCAAGGAACTCTACCTTGGGCCAATCGTAGAGGAGATCAACCAGAAGGCGTACCTTATCGACCAGCTCGAAAGGGACTCCGACAATGTGGACTTCACCGGACGTAAGTTCGTTGTGCCGGTCCACTACGGCCGTAACGCCGGCAAGCGTGCCATCAAAGATGGTGGAGCGTTCGCGGCGGCAGGATCGCAGAAATTCAAGGACGCAACTGGGTATCTCCGTTACATGAGCATGTCGCTTCAGGTGACGGACCAGTTGATGAAGACCACGCAGAGCAACGAGGGCGCTTTCGTGTCGGCACTTGAGGCCGAGACGAAGGGTGGCGCCACCGATCTCCGCAAGGACATCAACCGGCAGATGTTCGGCCGTGGATCAACGGGCGGCCTGTGCGCCGCGCCTTCGGCCACGACGGGCGTGAAGAAAACGTCCAAATCAAAAAAACTCGAAGTCAACCTTGAATCCGACCTTCAGTACATCGAAGTCGGTGACATCGTCGACGTACTGGTTGAAACAACCGGCAAAATCGAAACCGAGGGAGTTGAAGCGGCCGAAGTAACGGAAAAGAAAACCTCCTCAAAGGAAGTAACGCTTGGTACGAGCCTCGGCGGCGAACTCGCGGCCGAAACGTATCAGGTCTACATTTCCGGGTCTTACGGAAATGAGTCGGACGGACTTCGCAACATTTGCGAAACCGGCCGAGAACTACACGGCATCAACTCCTCGACCGCTGGCCTGAAATTCTGGGACAGCAACACGATAAAGGTTGGCGCGAAAGCGTCAGAACCGGCCGTGGCAACTGAGGATTCCTTCACCCAGCTATTCGATCAGGTTGGGGCGAAGGGTAACGGCGACGTTGAAGTGTGTCTCACGACTCGCGGAATTCGTCGGCGTCTTGCGGCGCTGTACCAGTCGCAGAAGCGGTACAACGACGCACAGGCAGTACAGATCCACGGTGGCTACAGCGCCATCATGGTCAACGAGGTTCCCGTTGTCATTGACGACATGTGCCCGCTCGGGTATGCGTTCGCGTTCAACAAGAGCGCGTTCAAGATCTTCGAGCAGGGCAAGCCTGGATTCTTCGAGGGTCCAGACGGGCACTGTTGGTTCCCGACACCCGAATCCGGGGGTGTTTACGCAGCGAGCTGGAAAGCGTACCTCATTTGGTACATGGCTCTCGGCTGCGTGGCGCCTAACCGTACCGGGCGGCTGGAATTCTGCACGGACAACGTGGACACCGAAGGCGAATACGCTGGCGAATAATCGTTAGCGCAAGCTAATGATGGGCGGGGGCGCTTCGGCGCCCTCGCACGCCACTCGTCAGAAAGGGGCCTTCGATGGCCGCAGAAAACATCAAGTCAGTCAAACGGATCTCGCGCGTCAGCATTGGCGGGCGTTATCTTTGCATCGCAGAAGTCATCCTCCCGAAAAAATACAAAACGGAAGGGTGCGAATTGTCTGCGGCGCAGCTCGCAGAAATCGGGCTACCGGATGGAATCGTAGATGGAGCGATTGACATTACCGCCGGCCTCAAAGCCAAAAACGTGGAAATGGCAATCGTGCAGGCGAACATCACAAAACCGGGCGAACCCGGTTGTGTCGTCAAGATTCAGGCTTACGAATCCATCACGACCAAACCACACAAAGAGCTAGCCTCCGAATCTGAAGAAGTGAAAGAAGCAATTCTTACGTTTCTTTTCGTGGGCCGCTAAACAAAAAGGGGCAATCGCATGGAGATTCAGCCGGCAACAATCGCTCAGGTACAACGTGGGCGTGATGGGCATTTCGTCACGATTGACGAGGATGTGCTGGACATTGCGAAACAGCTCCGCGAGATTGACCCCTGCCTCGTTCTCGCCTGGAATGAGCGCGGGGGTTATTTCGTCATCAAGGAGCGCTTAGAGAATGGTGACGAAAAGCTCGTTTTGACTTCGACTGAGTTGGATCAACGCCTAGTCAAACGTATCGAAAAGCTCAAATCCGAAGACTATAACTTTGTGGCGGAGCTTGACCGTGTTGCCGCGGAGAAACAGAAGAAACTCGATCAGCGTTTTCACGAGCGCGTTGGGGACGCTGGAGAACGTCTTTTCTCCGCGCTCCACCTACGCCCGAAAATCGTCGTCCCCCATCACAGTAAGCGAGCTGCATAATGGCTGAAGTCAATCCCGCATACAACAACTTCGGAGGGCTTGTCAAAGAGGTTCTCGAATTCGGCTTCAACGATGGGCCACAAGTCAACAAAGCTCGTATCGAAGGTTGGGTCAACGAAGCGCAGCAGCAGGTGGCGCGCGAGGTTGAGGCTCCTGAGTTTCAAGAAACATGGGTGCTCAAACTCGTAGCCAATATATACAAGTACGAACTTCCCGCTAACCTCCTTCGAATTCAGGATATTTACTCTCCCGAACTTCTGCAACGTCTGCACCTTCTCGACTTGCAGCAATTCGATGCCTTCGGCCATGGCGAAGTCGGCACTCCGAACTCTACAAGCGGCACGCCGGAATACTACACGCTCTACAAGAATGAAGTGTGGCTCTTTCCGACGCCCGGTACTATCTCCAAAGGCGAAACACTCGAAGTTCGCTACATTGCGAAACCCCCCTACATGACTGAAGAAAAATCAGTGCCTATACTAGCGCCCGATTACTGGCACTTGATGATTGAGTACGCGGTCGGTCGAGCGTTTGAAGCTGAGGATGACTTTGAAGCAGCGCAGCAGCACATCACCCGCTTCAAGGCGGATCTCGACGCCTACGGGACCGACGTACAATTTCGCAATGTGGATCGCCCTCGTGTTGTTGACGGCACATGGGGCTCCATCGGCACCGCTCGACCAATTTAGAAAGGGCCTCATGGCAGCTATTCCTTCAATCAAAACGACAGGCTCTTTCGAGGGCAAACCCAACGCTCTCGGCCACGGCGGGCGTTCGGCTCAACTCAAGGCAAAAGGCGTGCCGGGAGCGGTCATCGGCGCGATGGCTCGGGCAGCCCATGCTGCGCCGGGAGAAGCCAACTACCACGGGGCGTCCGCGCGCAAGTCTGCGGCTCGCTCAGTCAAGGGAGCATAATGCCATACATTCTTCTCGTCATCATCGGCGTTCTCATCGTCGTCGCGCTCGTGAAGTACCTCACCCGTTAGATGCGCGGCACTCCGTTTATCAAGGAGGCATTTCATGGAGGCTTGAACTCCATAGATTCACCATACACACTTTTGGAAACGGAGTGCCGAGATTGCCTCAACGTCGTCAGCACAGAGCGCGGCGCCATCAAGAAGCGTACTGGCTCGACACTCTTTTCAAAAGCCGGGTTTCCGAAACTCGGCGTCACTGACAAATTCATAAAAGAAGAAAAGCCTCTTAGTGAGGGCGGTAACTGGAAAGCTCTCCCAATCGCCGGCAACCCGAATACCGGCCGTGTTTATGAAAACGCAGGATGGAGTCCGGGGGCGGGAGCGCAAGAAGAAGAACTAAGTCTTGGTATCTACTGGCACACAGAACAAGCAACAAACCCGGCTGCCTCGGTTGAATTGCGTACCTGGGGCCCAAAAGCCTCAAGCCTAGCACCGGGTTTTACCCTATTGATTTGTTTGCAACCGGGAGAAATGTCAGGGTATGGGGTTCGTGTCTCCGATGCCCACGGGCACGGATATCCCATTCAGCTAATTAGATTCACCGCTGAAAAAGAAACTGTCCTTGCCACAATAGATCAGGCGTTTCTCGAAGGAGAAACAGTTGGTATTTCTGCTCAAAACGGGGTTCTCACAGCTTGGGTAAACGGAAGTCCGGTTTTGCGTGTAGAGGATTCAACCTATACAGGGGGCTTTGCGGGACTACAAGGAACGATAAAAAACAACAGATGTGAAACCCTCCTTACAAATTTCTCGCTCGGAGAAATAGGAGCCTCCCTCGTCTTCAACACTCTGGTTCCCGTCAACATTGCCGGCACGCCCTACCTCATCGCTGCCAGCGGCACAGAACTTTTCTCAATAACAGCGGCCGGGGCCGTTGTTTCAATTGGCTCGGGCTTCACCGCAGGCGCCTTGTGGAGCATTGTGCAAGCCCCGGCCTCGACCGCCGTGGCGAGCGAGGGACCTGTCTACCTAATGAACGGAGTTGATCCTCCGCAATACTGGACCGGCGCTGCTGCTAACACAAAAGTCAAAGAATGGACCGGCGCCGCCACCAAGCCAAAATTCACTGACGGCAAGATTCTTGAAGGACAGACAGTTCTCAAGTCAAAAACCGCTAAATTCACGGATTCCGACATCGGCCTCACGATCTTCTTCACTACTGAAATCAAGAGGCAGGAGTCAAGCGTAGCGGAAGGACCTGAAGTAGTTGTCACAGAAGCCCAAATTGAATTGGTCAAAAGCGAAGAAGAAGTTGTCGTCATTCTTTTGGAAGATGGGACTTGGGCCAAATCTGTTGAAAACATCCACTTTGAACTCGACCGCGAATACTACGAAGACGCCACGAGTACAAAACACGTCCCCAACGGCAAATACCTCATCTTCGCCGGCAATCGCATGTGGGTCGGGGGAATCACTGACGACACGAGCGCTTTACGCTTTTGTGATACAGCTGCGATAGGGGAAGGTGGCGAACAATCCGACCCGTCCGCGTGGCCGAAGGAAAACCTCGTTCGCTTCGATACGTCTGACGGCGCGCCACTGACCGGGCTCGGCACAGTCGGTCCATACGTGCTTGTTTTCAAGCAGCGTAAGACATGGGTGATTCACAATCTGGATACCGGGGAAAACCGTAAAATTGCGGACACCATCGGGTGTGTATCTCATCGCTCGATAGCAGAGTCAGTTCTTGGCACATTCTTCTTGACACTTGACTCAGGTGTGTACTTGACTGACGGGGCGAAACTGCACGAAATGAGTTACAACGTCAAGCCGACAATTGCTGCGATCAATCCTACAAAGCTGGAGCAAGCCGCCGGCACGTACTGGAACAATCACTATTATCTTTCCTACGCCAGTGGCGCTAGCCTTCCCAACAACCGAACGCTCGACTACGACTTGATGCTCAAAAGCTGGTGGTTGCACGATCTTGCGCCGGCTCAATGGGCTCTCTTTGAAGCGTCTGCGGGAGAATTCAATTTGTACGGCGCTGCCACCGAAGGTGTTAGTAGATGCTTTGTTCCAGAAACTTACACGGATTTCGGTCATATCTATACCGGCGAAAACGGCTTGAGCGCTTTCTGGTTTGGTCCGTGGGAACCGTTCGCTTACTACGTCTTCCGCCACCGCATCAAAGCCCCGTTCCTCAAGAAGCGCGTGCGCGCGATCTTCTTCGATGGGTCCGGTGAAATCATCCCGCTTCTTTACAAGAACTTCCGTACGAGTGGAACTCAGGTTGCCGGCGCCGTCAACAACGAGCCTCAATCCGCGCTAACACTTCCCATTGACTTTTCGCAAGGAGAATCTATTTGGGCGAACCCGGACGAAGAACAGAAGTGGGCAGGCGCAACATACAACGGCAACACACTCGTTTGGGGAGGCGAAGCTGAAACAAACGCTGCACGTATATATGCTCCCGGTGTTGGGCGCGTGTGGGGGGTCGGCTTTGGAAATGCGTCGGCTGAGCCTTTCGAGGTTGACTCATACGCCTACTTCGTTCAGTTTCGCAAGTCGTAGAAAGGTTCTCATGTCACTACTTTCATACATACTTCCAATTGCCGGTGATCCCGACAGCACAGAGGCCCCTAAGGTTACAACCGCTCTCACGAGCATCCTTGCGTGGGCAAACGGGCAGGTTGGCCTCACCAATCTAAACAAAGCGTTGAAAGAAGAAATCGAACGCTCTCTTGGACGCTTAGGACCTCAGACTTACAGCGCGATTGCAGAATTCACCGTGGGCTCAGAAGCAGTCAGCGCCGAACTTGAACCATCGGCTACTAGACCTGTTTGGGTTCAAGTCTCCGTTCAAGCGCCCGCAAACGCAGATCCCATTTACGGGCTCAGCTTTTACGTCAACGGCTCCGAAATACCGTGCGCCTGCTCTAACACCAAAAAAGAAATCAAATTGTGGAACTTTGGTTTTTGGGTTATGCCCGGCCAAAAGTGGAAGTGTAAAGCCTCGACAATGAATACAGAAAACTTCATTGTCATATACTCGTATCTCGACTTCTAAGACTTCGCGGGAGTCACTCGTAATTTTGAGTGGCTTCAATCTCTTCTTGAAGACCTCAAGAAGGAAAACGGGAACAGGGCAAGTGAAAAAGGTCCGCCCGGTAGCCCCGGATCAGAAAATTACATGTTCACTTTCTTTGTGGGGGCGTAAATGCTTGTTTTAGGGGCAAACCAAACACTTCAAGCAAAAGCGACCGAAGCCGCTAAGATTACATGCACAGTCACAGGTGCGGTGGGTGTTGGTGGAAACGCAACCTATAAAACCTTAGCTCAAGCGCAGGTTGCGGCCGTAACCGGCGTGATTTATGAATCCCCGACCGGAAAAGAATCCCTGATTTCGCAGATATATTTTTGCAACACCGGCGCAAACGCGCAAACTGTTGGAGTATATCTTGATGGAACCGAACCCAAAAACCAAATTATAACGTTGGAAATCCCAAAAGGGGGATCAGCAACTCTTGACGGAGATGGTTGGCAGGTTTACAACTCTCTCGGGGTTCAACTGTATGCAGGAGAAAAAGGAGAAAAAGGAGAAAAGGGGGAAAAAGGTGAAGGTGGGGGGGTGTCCAGTTGGGGGTATATTTCTGCT